GGACCAATCGCCTTCCCGCCGTCACCAACCAAATTCTTTCCGCGACCAGACTCCACGGTGTACATGGCATCAAGTAGATTGTCAACGGTGTAGCACTCTACAGGAAGGGGAACGCGGGGAGCAGGAGCAGCCTTGCCGTCAACGGGAGCAGCAAAAAGCACGGTAGCGAGAATCAAACCAAACATGGGGTGTGAACCTTTCTGTACTCAAGCAGTGCCAAGTCCTTTGCCTTGGCTTCAATCATCACATCGTACTCCACCGTGTCCGACAGCAGAGGAATCTCTTCACGAATGTAGTCCGAGTGGGCTTGCGGTCGCGCTCCCGCCTTGGACTCCGAGTAGTGAACCTTTGGAATCTCGCAGAACCCACCCCATGTACTGAACGCCATATCAGCGGCTTCGCGCAGGGACTCCCGAGCGCAGAATCGGTGGTGATGGATGTCCAACACCAACTTTACCGTGCAGTACTTGGCAACTTCTTTGTACAGTTCCGTCATGCTCCACATTGTGGGCTTGTCATCGTTCTCAAGTGTGAGCCGCCGCTTGATGGACGGGTCTAGCCGACAGAACTCGCGCAGGAAGCGATCAGCGGTCTTGTGCTTGTCGCCGTACACGCCGCCCATGTGGATGTTGATGGCAAACTCGTCACCGTAGCCCAACAGGTCGGCAATGAGGGAGTGCATGGCTAGGCACTGTACACTCTTTTCCACGGTGGCTGCGTCAGGGGACGCAATGCAGGTGTACGGACCAGGATGGCACGACAAGCGCATTCCGTTTTCTTTGGCGTATTGCCCTGCGTTCTTGAGGGATTCGCGGATGGCGGTTTCGTGCTGCGGGAGCAACTGCCCAATCCCGTAGCCGAGAGTGGGGTGATCCATGAACGGAAACATCCCGCTGCCGATACGAAAGAACCTGATGCCGTTGCCCACATTCCACTGGAGAATGGGGAGCAGATCAGCGGCGTTCCGCGCACCCAGTTCACCAACCCGCTCTAGACTGAAGCGATCCATCCGCAGGGTTCGGTCTGTGAAGAACCGATCCTTCGGTTTGCGCCCCTCGCACAGGGACAGGTTCTGACAGGCGTAGCCAAGGTGACGAATCATGCTGCTAATGTACACCACTCACGGTGCGTGTCAAGGCGTTACTTCAGCGGTTGAATATTACAGTTGACGGGTTCATTTTTCAAATCGTAATAGTACGAGTCATCATCGCCGTCAATAAGCCAACGGTCACTTGCTGCTTCGCATCGAAACACTTTATCGTCAACTTTGAAGTCCGGATTTGGTGGAAACGGACGGGTGACAAACGACATATGTTTCCAAAATATCCTGTTGTTTGGCTGTAGCGTGTAACAGCCGTTGTCCAACCGTATCAGGTGCAGGGACTTGTACTGTGTTGGTTCGTCGCTGTACGGATTGGCGTACCAATCAAAAGACATCGCGTACTCGCCCCACAATTCCTGCTTGTCTTTCAGGACAACCTTTGCCCGTGCCGCTTTCAGGTAGTCGTAAACAATCGCTGTGCAGTTCACAGAAAAACAGTCCCACAACTGCAAGTAGTCCAGCGGCATTTGTGGTGCGGTTTCCTTGTGGCACAGCATATGAATCGGAACCCTGCTGCGGACAAGCCCGTCATCTGTTAGAACATGAAACAGCAGTGCCCTGTCTGGATTGGACTGTGCCGCAAACACACTGACCTTCACAAATTCACCAACGTGATCCTTGTGCTGGTACATATGCTCTTTTCTCATGTAGCAGTAGAAATGCGGTATGTTCACGTTCAGCATGGGGTTACTCCCTCCGTGCTTCCTTGTCCTTCAGGTACGCCGCAAGCAGCACCATGTAGTTAATGACATCCACGCAGGTGTCCTTGAACGACTCGTCCTTGATGTGCATCTTGCCTGCACGAACAAAAGACGACAGGCGACTCATCTTGTCAGTTAACCGGACCATGAAACCCTGTTCGGTTTTGCAGATGCCCATTGCTTCCACACGGGTAAAGTTTGCAAACGGCTCTACCCCTTCGTTGCCTGCGTAGTCCCTGTTCTTCAGGCTCATCAGGTCACGAGCCTCTTTGCAAATCTCACCATGAAACTGTAGTAGTTCATCACGCGTCATAATCACACTCCTGTGCTACCAAATCCTCCGGCTCGATCCGTTTTACGCTCGGGTCGAGTGGTGCTTTCAACGATTTCATACAGTTCAGTCCGCACCAGTTCGCCTTGGGCAATTCGATCACCGTGCTTTAACTGCACGGAAATGCCCGACGCATTGTACAGGGGGATGAACAGTTCTTCCACGTAGTCCGAGTCAATCACCCCTTCGGCATTTACTAGGGTGAGTCCTTGCTTCAGAGACAGTCCTGAACGGGGGTGAATACGGACAGAGTAGCCCTGCGGAATGTCCAGTACCAGTCCAGTAGGAACCAGTACTCGCTCGCCTGGATCAACCCGTATGCCCACACAGAACTGGTCCGCAGTAAAGGTGCTCTTCTCGTTCCACTTGTTGTACATGGTGATGCTTTGACTCCGCAAGTACGCTTGCAGGTCAAAACACGCAGAGCCAGTGGTGCTTGCTTGTGGAACGCTTATATCATCAACAAGACGAAAGAACTTCAGTGTTTGCATGACGAAAGAGTACTCCTGTTTTCGCTACTGTCAAGTGTCAATCTTCAGAATGAAACGATCTTTCTTCTGACGCACGATCACGCCCTCTCGGGTGGAAACGCGAACAAGATGGGTGCCCCGTGCCTTTTGCAGTACTACGCCCTTACCGTTGCCTTTTGGGGACACCCTGTGGCTCCTCTGTACCACCACAGTGCGGTGTGCCACGCACTTGGGGGTTACTCTGTGGGAGTGTTGGGTGATCTTTCCTCTCACCGCGTGCCCTTGGGCTGTACATCAAACCGACCAAACAGTATTTCATCGGTGGTCGTGCCCTTCGTGATGTCCAGTGAGTACCACCACTTGCCGTAGGGAATGTATCCCATCGTGGTGGAGTCTGCGGTAATGAGAACGCCGCCTGTAAGACCCGCGCCTGTTTCGCCCTTGTTGAGGCTGATGCCACCCGAACCGGATACGCCCGCTGTCCCCGTCCAACTACCCGTGGAGCCACCACTGGTCACACCACTCACCGTGATCTCTAAGTATTTAGCGTCAGAGTTGGGATTAGGACGCACATGAAACCGAGCGGTGTATCCGGTGAGATCAACACCGTTTCCGTTCTCGTCTTGGTACTCCACGTGAAACTGGAAGGTGGAGTTGCGTTGGGTAGGGATGTCGTAGTAACCGGGGGTTGCCATTAGCGTTTCCTCTTGGTGAACTTCTTATTTATGGAAGTTTGAGCCGCACCAAGAAGAGATTGCGGGGGCTGTAGGTTCACTACAGGCACAGGAGCAAGTTGCGGAGCCTGCGGCTGAGGAATGGTCTGACCCGTAGCAGCCAAACGCTCCTTGTACGCGGTCAGGTTGGTTTTCACCCGCTCCACTTCACTAGGTGGAAGTTTGCCCTCCCGAAGCAGTTTCTCGCAGACGTAGCCACCCAACTGGTAGTCGTGAACATAAAAAGCCGTGGACCCCAGTTCGTCCGCTGCCATCCACTCGTACACGTTGTTGTCGATGAACAGGATGTCGTGGTGCGGATACCTGATCTGCGCCGCTTCCTTTGCAAACAGGTACGCCGCGCGGGGGCGACCGTTCATCCGCAGGAACCGCGCAATGGCGTGAAGCGGCTCTGCGCGACACGGGCGGTAGTCGTATGCGTCCAAGAACTTCTGCTGTACCACAGTCCACGGAGACTCCTTTTGGATCTCGCACAGGGCTACACGGAACAGGGAGTAGTAGCACTCTTCTTCCCATCCGCCCATCTCCACCCGCTTGTAGTACGCTTCAATAGCCTTGTCCCACTGCTGCGAGTCAAAGTACGACTGCGCCAAGTAGAACTGGTAACGAGAGTTTGTGGGTTCTGTTTTCAGTGCTTCCACCAACAGGTCTGCGTCCTTGGAGTACTTCTCCACAGGTGTCACCCCGCCGTTTCGCTCCTGACCCAGTGTGCGGGCTTCCAAGAAATAGTTGCCGTCAATCTTTGCCTGCGACAAACCAGGCTTCTCGCAGTGCGCGTACTCGTGCAGCACACCCACGTACTTCCACCCAATACCCGTCTTGAAGATTTGATTGCGCCACCACACGCAATTGTCGCGTCCGCACTTCAGGGCATACGCGTCGGCAGTCATGTTTTTGCCGTTGGGGTACTTGAAGTCGCCCACAATTCGGTCGTCTGCGTCAATCATCCACGCGTAGTCCGCCTTGCCCGTACACAGGTCAAGTGCTTCGCTGCGGTTGTGTCCAAAGTTGATCCACGGCTTCTCAATCAGTTCGCCTGGAATACCCTTTTGGGCAAAGTACTGTTTGATGTACTCCTGCGTTCCATCCGTGGAGCCTGTGTCCACAATTACCCAGTAGTCAATGTGTGGATGAACCGAGTCCAAGCACTCATGCAGGATCTTGGTTTCGTTCTTGACGATCATAGAGAGGCATACTGTAGACATTGTTCACGATCTCCTTGTAGGGTTATTTATGCTCGGCAATCCAGTCTTCAAGACGAACTTTTGGGGTCCATCCAAGATGTTCTTTTGCTTTGTTTGAGTTGGCTAGGGTAATCCGAGACTCGCCTTGACGAGGAGGGATATTTACAGTTTCACCGCCCATCATCTTCGCTATTTCATTCACAGAATGATTGCGACCTGTTCCGATGTTGTAAATCTGACCCCACTCCCAGTTAGTGTACACCTGACAACTGCCGACATCACGAACATTGTATTCGGGAGCAGTGAAAGCCGATGCCTTGATGTTGGCTTCCACCACATCACTCACATGGGTAAAATCTCGCCTCTGATAGCCGTCACCCACAATAGTCATTGGCTCCCCTGCTGCTCGTTGACGCAGGAAGATTCCGATCACGGGTGCATACTGCCCACGAAGAGGCTGACGCTCTCCGTACACATTGAAATAGCGGAAGATGATTGTCTCCAGTCCGTATAGTTTAGAGTACATCTTGCACAACTCTTCGCCGCCAGTCTTGGTGACCGAATACGGATTGAGGCAATCATTAGGCATTGTCTCTACAAGTGGAGGCGTATTCTTCAATCCATAAGCAGCAGAGGTAGATGAATAGATCACCCGCTTGACACCACACACGCGGGCGCACTGCAACACACTGGCTGTGCCAAGCATATTGGCTTCCACCGCCTTGAGCGGATCTTCGATGCACGGCTGAATCCGTGCTTCCGCAGCAAGGTGAAACACCGTGTCCACACCCTCATACAGTCTGCGAACCATCGTGTAGTCATTGATGTCGTGCTTGTAGTTCTTAGCAGCAGGATTCCAGTAGAACTGATCGTGTGCATCTGATGATTCGTTGTCGATCACCGTGACATCGTGTCCATCTGCGACAAGACGATCCACAAGATTAGATCCAATGAAACCTGCTCCACCTGTTACTAGTGCTTTCATCGCTGAATTTCCTTTTCGCTGCGTGTCAGGGCAGACCCCACCACTTGGTGCATATCGTAATACTTGTATCAACAACTATAGTTCAAGTTCTCTGCAACAATCAGTCCATCACCCCATCCTCCACGAGCAGGATCTTGAAAATGAAACCGACAATTCATACTTTGCTTGAGTATATTCATACAAGGATCAAATGTATTCATTCCCTCTCCTGAATGGGTGCTGATGAAAAAGTAGCGAATCCTCTTGAATAAATCTTCTGCTTGTAGTTCTTCACACATAGACACTTCAGATCCTTGTATGTCTGCATGAAGAATGTCTAATTGGTCAAACCCGTTCTCGTCCATCAAGTCTTTGATTTTGATCAAAGGAGAAGTCGAACTGTCGAAAGTAACTGGTGCTTGGTAGTGTTTAGGTACACCAACATATCCATGACAAAATATTGTCTTTTTTAGGTGTTTGTTTTTCCAAAGTTTGCATAGATCATCTAAAAGTTGTTTTGATGGGTCCAAATTAACAATTTTACAGTTTTCAGAAAACCATTTTTCAAAAAGTACGGAATAAAACGATCCAGCCATACCCTGGCTCCCTAATTCTATCATACTAGGATTGCTGTGGTGTATCGTTGACAGCAGAGAGCAAAACAAATCAACTTGTGGTTGCTCCTCTCCCCAGTTAACACCTTTTAGCATATTGAACTGCATTTCGTATGGTATTGATACGTCCATGTTTGTCAACAGTTCATAATGAGGATGACTCCTGTACCAATCATTAGTTACTAACATAGTTTTCTTCCTTCATTCCCGTTACTAGTGCTTTCATAATAATCTCCGATGACTAATCAATCTTTGATAGTATGTTGGATGTTGAGTGACCAACTATCTTAGGAAAAAAAACAATGGATTTGGAACAAGATGATCCAACCACAGTTTTAGTCTTGTATTCATCACCTATCACCATCACATCAGGTGTCAGAACACCAATTATATGTTCTAGTTCCTCCGTAGTGTCGTATACGTAGACACGATCAACACCTTTGATAGACAGCAAAAATTCAGCCCTATCATTTTCGGTGTTTATGGGTCTGCTTGATCCTTTCATCTCCTTCACCCTACGATCAGAATCTATTCCCACAAAAAAAGAACAGCCTTGCTCTTCCGCTATTTTTCTGCAAAACTCAAACAGACGAACATGACCCAAATGAAGTATGTCGTAGCATCCATTAGTCCATACCACACCGCCTGATGTGGAGGGGTTCTTTCCATACAATATTTTCATGCAGTCTTATCCCATTCAGCAACCGATATAGCCTTATCGTCTACAAACAGGTCTACATCTGGCTTTCCCATTATGATACGGTGGTACTTTACTCCAAACTCATGCATCTGCTTCACAGTAAACCCATAGAGATCCCTGCCAGAAGCCATGCCTCTTGCCGTAAAAAGCATTATCATGTGTCCTTCATCGTATAGACGATTTACACGATCTATTCTGTGCTGTATGGGAGTTGAGTTTTCGTAGTCGCTGCCCACGGTGTGTACTAGGGTGTTGTCAATGTCAAATGCGTATCTCATCCCTGACTGTCTCCTGGAGCAACACGGTAACTGTCGTTGTTAAAATGCTGTGTAGAGACTTCAAAAATCGTCGCGTCTTCCAAGGCTTCTAGTTGATGTGGATAGCCTGGCGGATTATGAATTACATCGCCCACTTCAAGAAGTTCCCAATGCTGCTTTGCAGTAGCAGGATCAATCCAAATGAGTTTGAATCGTCCCCGTGCAACATACCATGTCTCGTCCTTCAGCAGATGGTAGTGCATACTGAATTTCTTACCAGCCGTGAAGTTCAACAACTTGCCGCAGTACTTCTCGTTGTTGGCAAAGATGATCTCATTGCCCCAACCCTTTGGCACGAGTTCGGATCGCAGTTTCTTACTGTTCATCAGTTCTCCTTTTGAAATTCTTTCCCCACCAAGACGCACTCATCATAGAGTAATCCCATTTGCAAAAAGCCATTCGTTCATACTCGGCATTCAAAAAATCTTCCGTTACCACAGACCAATCATCCACAAACAGAATAGGCAGATCCCTGAAAGACCTGTATGCTATGTCGTATTTTACTACAGGAACAGTCCTACAGTACAGAGATTCCCAAAGTCGGTGAGTATCAATTCCATTACCGCGAGGACACAATGAGAATTTGTGGGTTGTGAGTTCCGAAAGATACTCGTCAAACTGATTGCAAGTAGAATCTACTCTGCCAATAGTCGCCCACTTATACTCTTCACTTGAAAAGCGATTGAATAGTGGTAGCCGTTCTGATGGAAAAGTATGTGGACGAAAATTGACATACAACAACTTGGTTCGGTTTGTTTTGGTTTCAATTTTTCTAATGTCTTGTGCAAGAGGTGCCCCGTGTCCAAACGGAGGTCCAAGACCAAGTGGAATGGGAACAGAATCATTTCGGACTGCTATGTTGTTTGGTCCAAAAACTTTACCGATGCAATCGGGCTTCGTTTGCATGAGTCGGTCATCCACTTCGTAATCGCTGTGTTGCGTAACCACATTGATTTTTGGAAACCTATCTGCTGATAGAATGGAAAAGAATTCTGGCAGAAAATCTCTCTTTACGAACCAGACATCATCGGATTCTACTACTGTATCAAATGAATGATCTATGTTGGTTGGCTTGAATCTTTTGTTGCAGTATTTTGCAACACCAACGCCACTAACAGCATCATCATACAAAGATGCGTCAAAGTCTATGAACGAAATCATGTTACATCCAATTCTTGTTTATGAAACCCATGACTCCTCCGCGATAAGCGGTGTCATCAAAAAGCACAGTATAGTTTTCCTTATCCGACAATACAGTTTGACGAATGGTCTTGCATTTTCTTGCGGTAGTATCGTCCAGGAGAATCAACCAAGACCTGTCCTTCAACTTCAAAAACTCTGCGTGGGTAGAATACTCTCCACCATCCAAGAATAAAAGGTCTATTTTGGAAGGAAGTTGATCAATAACATTTGGACACGAAAGCATAGCCGTCTTGTCTTCTTCAAACCAAATGGATTCGTCCGGATGTTGATAGCCAAGGTTGTCGTTGTCCATATCGGATACTTCAACAACTCTTCCGTGAATCAACTTTGCCCAAGACGGCAGATTGCTCTTCCAACAGTCAACCGCTACATCATACATTTTTCGGTTGGCTTCAAGGCTGATGAAAGTAGCATCTGTCTTTCCTGAGTCAATAAGCCCTTGCAGCAAGCACTGTGTGCTTCCCATTCCATGCCAAGTTCCTATTTCTACCACCGTCTTTATTTCTGGCTTGTTCTTACAAAGATCATACAGAATATTTCCAAACGGTGTTGCCAACTGAATTTGTCCCAGTATCATACTATGTTCTCCTTTGATGTATCATCCAACGATCAAATCGTAGTGACACCACGATGCTTTACCACTTCGGACGCACACGAATTAGCAAACTTAATCGACTCACATATGTCCTGCATTTCCAAAAATTTTACACACAGAGCAGCCATAAAACTATCTCCTGCTCCAGATGTGTCCTTCACCTCCACCTGATCCACGGGATACCGATCACCCCTAAATTCACAACCTAGTCCACCCATCGTATGGATTATTTTGTTTTTCAATATGGGGGTCAAGTAAGGCTTTGAGTTGTTGTATTCGTAGTCATTTATCTTGATGTATTGTGCATCGGAAGCCCAATCGCCAAGAACCTTTTTCGTATCCAAGAACACATTAGAATGTCGTTCGCAAATGTATTTGATATCAGATTGTGTCAAAAATCCCTTGTTGTAATCGGATATGACGATCAGTTTATAATCAAGGTTCAATTTGTTCAAATCAATTCTAGGAACAGCACAGGTCTTGTCTACACGAAAGAACATATGGTTGGTCTTTTCGTGAACATAACGAATCTTGGTGATGTCGTGCCAGTTTGGATTTGTGAGTATGTCACAGTCCACATACTTCTGTATATTTCTCTGTACATTCTTTGCCATTCCAGCATTCTCACTCTGATCCAATACATTCAGAATCGGAACTGGATAGTCAGGTGCAAGACGAAGAGCATCACAATAAACAAAGATATCTCTACAACTATCACCGACGATCAATAGATTTTTCATACTGTAGATACCTCTATCTTCGGGAGGATGTGTATCTCTTCAAAGGAAAGTGTCTCGTCAAACAGGGGTAAACCAAGCATGGATGCTACCTCATTGGCGACATCTAGTCGTGTTGGATAAAACTTTTCTGTCAGTGCTGTTGATGTTGGGCACGGGGTATTTGGTGTAGAGAGTTGTCGCGGAGAAATGGAAAGGCACTCAAACGCCTCTCTGCATACTTTAGAAACAATTTCCGATCCGATATTGAACGAGCCGTGTGTCGTATCGACACATAGAAGTTTACCCGTTTTGCGGACAGAATAAAGCACCGTCTTGTAGTCAATCGGGTTTATAGAAACCAAATCTACTATTTCAATATCTACTCCCATCGGAGCAAGCATATCTTGTGCTTTTAGCGCATCGACCACACCATCGCCGTATGTAACTAGCGTCAAGGCTGTTCCATTCCGAACAATTCGTGCTGCGTTGAGTGAAAGTTCGTAGTACTCCTCTGGCACCTGCTCTTTCAATCCGTAAAGCCATCGGGGTTCCATATAGACAACAGGATTGTTGTCTTGAATGGCAGCCGTCAGCAATCCTTTTGCCATGTATGGGGAAGAGGGAATAACTACCTTTAGACCAGGAACAGACCCAAACAGAGAATATAGAGACTGCGTATGCTGTGGTCCATTTCCCCACTGTCTGCCGACCGCCAAACGAAACACAATAGGAACTTTATTGCCTCCACCAAACATATAGTTCCATTTTGCTGCTTGAGTAACTATCTGATCTATAGCAAACAAACCAAATTCCACTCTTGCATGGTGGATGATCGGCTTCATTCCTGTTACCGCTGCACCAACACCAACGCCTGTATTGCAAAATTCGGACACTGGTGTGTCAAATACTCTTGTGGGATACTCTTCCTTGAGTGTTCCCATAGTTCCATCTGCGCCATTCTTATAGCAGACACCAAGCCCCATGACTATTACCGATGAATCTCTCTGCAAAGACTGTTCTGTGGCTTGACGGATCGCTTCCGTGAATGTTATCACTTTACTCATGGTAGACATCCTTGAAAAGTTCATCCTGTGATGGGTATGGCGAGTTTGCTCCAAATTCTATTGCATCTGCAACAACCCGATCAACACCATGTTCCACTTCACGAATGACATCTTCGCTAAAAGTACCGATCAAATCGGAACGCATTCTAGTCACAGAATCTTCTCTGTTTCTGTAATCAATGGTATCCAATTCTCGGTATCCTACCGCATCGTCTTTGATGGGTGCGCTGTGTGCCATGTGCCGAAATGTGATGCACTCCATTACCACAGGCTGATTGTGATTTTTGATTAGATCAACTGCCTGTCTAGCCTTTTCAGCAACATCAAGGTAATTGTTCCCGTCAGCAACCAAATAATGCAACCCAAAACCTTCAGCAATCTTCCGAAGATCGTAATTGTCGCTTCTCCTGTCCTTGATGCGACTCATAACGGAATAGAAGTTGTTCTCTACCACAAGCAACAAAGGCAATTTAAACAGCGCAGAGAAGTTCATGGTTTCATACACCACTCCCTCCTCTGATGCACCATCTCCGTAGAAAGCAACCGTGATGTTCCGCGAACCAGTCAATTTTTGCTGCAAAGCAGAACCTGCGGATATGGGAGCCACGCTCCCCAATATGGGAGTAGATCCAATAAAATTCACAGACTTGTCAATCATGTGCATAGATCCGCCCTTACCACGGCAGCATCCAGTTGCCTTTCCAAGGCATTCAGCAACCATCTTGTTGGGATCTCCACCTTTTGCCAAGTAGTGTCCGTGAGAGCGATGATTGCCGAACACTCTATCATCGTGTTCAAGAGCGTCGCATATTCCTACAGCAACAGCCTCTTGACCGATGTAGAAGTGGACAAAACTCATCACTTTGTGCAAGCGATAGTATTCAACCAGTTCCTCCTCCATCTTGCGAAGGAGATACATTCTCCTATACGCTTTAAGTTTATCGTTGGCATTCATAGTCTAGTTCATCCTTATGAGTATTCTTCCAACCTTACCCGATCTCAGAGTTTCCACGGCTTTGTTGATGTCCGTCAATGGAAATTCATGTGTCACAAGTCCTCTGATATTTAGCAGACCTGCCTTATGCAACTTCACATACCTTGCTATGTCTTCCTGTGGATTTGTTTTTCCACCTTGCGTTGCTTTGATTGTTTTTCCTTGACCAAGGAATAGCGTGTTTGCATGAATGCCGTTTAGTTTTTCTTCGGGCTTGAACTGTCCGACAATGATGTATCTTCCCCGATCAGACAAAAACTCAATACTATTTCCAACCACATCAGCACAACCAGAAGCATCCATGATTACATCAACCTTGTTGGTGTTAAGAGCAGTCTTGACAGATTCTTTGCGTGAGTTTATGAAAGATGATGCTCCCATCTTTAAGCAAAGATCCTTTTTCTCATCCGCAACATCAACTGCAATAATTGGATATGCGCTCGCCATCTTTGCCCCCTGTATGAGGTTAAGACCAACCCCCCCGCATCCAATCACCATGACGCTTTCTCCAAACTTGAGTTCAGCCTCATTGGTAATGGTTCCGAGAGCAGTTGTCAAGCCACAACCCAACAATGCACACAGGTCTTCTGGTGTATCAGAAGGAACTGCTGTAAGACGGTTCTCTGATACAATGGAATATTCACTTAATGTGGTAACCTTTCCGCTAGTCATGCTTTTGCCGTTTAGCACATAGGATGGAAAGGGAGATTCTATTCCCGCACCAATACGCCAATGCATGACCACTTTATCACCAACTTTAACTTTGGTGACTCCTGCTCCCACTTCTTCTACAATTCCACACCCTTCATGCCCAAACAGATGGGGCATGAACTTGGCATTTCCTTTTAGACCGGATAGTTCTTGCAACTGACTACCACACAAACCACTGACGATAATGCGAACCTTGACTTGCCCTACCTGTAGAGGGGTAAGTTCCACATCATGTATTTCTACCGGAGCGTCTACTTTAACTATTACGGCTGCTCTCATGTCGCTCTCTTTAGTTGATTTTATCGTACCAGTATCGGAGAAGATCGGAAAGAGTTTGATCTATGTTGATTTCTGGCTTCCAACCCGTGAGATCAACTAGATTGGATGAATCGCCGTGCTGATAATGAATGTCTATTGGACGATAGAGATTCGGGCACACTTCCTGTGTAACATTAGTCAGCCCGCTGATTTCAATCAACTTTTCGGTGAAGTATTGCATCTTTTTTGGTTCATCACCGCACACATTGAATATGCTTCCGTTGACGCTTCCGTCAGCCAACTCCTTCATCATTCCCAAGTAGTAGGCGTTCACGGTGTCACGAACATCAATGACAACGCGAACACTTTCCAAGTTACCGACCTTGAGAACCGGTTCTTGCAACCTCTTCATCATCCTTGCAATCTGAAACGCATCAGACGAAATGGAGAAGTTCTTTCCACGACGAGGACCAGTATGCGAGAACGCTCGCGTGATGAAACCTTGCAGTTTTTTGTTTTCAATCCGTTCTTGCATATACAGGTCTATTGCAGCCTTTGACGCGCCATACGGATTTGCCGGAAACAATCTATCGTCCCATCTAATTTTTCTGCCATCCATTCCGATGTTCCCATAAACCTCGGATGTTGAACAGAACATCATCTTGCAGTTTGGCTGATGATCCGTTATTGCTTGAATCAAATTTGCACTACCCATGATGTTGTCTTCAAAGGTTCCAAGCGGATCAATAAAACTGGAAGGCGGATGGGACTGTGCTGCAAGATGGAACACCCCATCAAACTGATGTTCCTTGAACATCTGTTGAACCATCCGATGGTTATTGAGATCACCATACAAAAAAGTGATATCCCGATACACATGGTCGAGAACAACATCTCGGATATCGTTCTCCATCCCATTGGTATTACGAATCAATCCGTATACCTTATGCCCCTTCTGATGTAGAAGATTGGCAAGATGGGGAGCAGCAAATCCGGTAATACCAGTAATCAAAAATCGCATTATGAATGATCCTATCTGTAAAGGGTTAGATGTGAAGATGTGAAGGATTGTAATGCATCAGAACGACTTGTGCAAGAGATTTACTGCTGTTATGTCAGTATTTCCTTTGCGTTTTGATATTTGCCAAACAGATCAACAGCATCACATCCTTCTAGAGGTCTGGAATATCTGTGAATAAAAAACTCTGTATTGAGTTTCATTAAGTCCACCATGAATGCAAAACAACTTTCTATACAGTGAACCTCTTTTGCATTCTCGATCAAGGTAGCATACAAGAAAATGCTGTTTGTTATCCCCTGTTCGGCACGAATGATTCTAATGTCAGATGGCAGTCTATCGGCATTTACTCGGAATCTATGATCGTCGTGAACAAAGATGTACGGCTCATTTATGTTGAAATGATCATACACCTTCTGCTCCAATTTTAAATCTCTATCACAACGGAAAGAATTCCATTTTTCATCAAACGATACTCTGTGTTGAAGGTAGAAGTTTTCTTCAAAACTTTTGGTTAAGTCTGTCCAATTAAACCCAATCAAATGAAGACGGTCACCGATATTGTTCTCATTTATGAAAGACACTGCACTAGCATCGTCACATGGAATGAATTTTAGATTAGGGATGTCGCGGTACATATAGGAAATCGACCCCCAATTATGTGGCTTTACAAACATGAAATATTCGGTTTTAGCCTTTATGATTTTACGAATCAACCCATTGCATATTAAATGATCACCCAATCCCATATGCTGATAGATGAAAGATGAAGTCTGAATATTCATCGTGGATCTCTGGTGTGAAAAATGTATTGGTGTTCTTCCGTATTCTCGCCATGTTGAACTCCCCACTGTGTGGGATCAGGCAATATAGTGATCCCGTGCTTCTTTGTCAAGAGGCTCCATATGGATTGATCATGGCGATGATCTTTGAAATCGGGTTCAACCCATCCATCAGAGTTTGGAGAATCCGTGACCAAATGTGAATTGGTAGCCAAAGACAAGTATTCCGTCAGCATCTCCCGTGCAAAATCAGTCCCTCTAAAGCACATAAAACTAGCCATTCGTTGGGGGCTATCGGTGTATTCTGAAGAATACATTCCCATATGCAGGAACAGATCCCGCTTGGTCCACAACCTTTCAGGGTGCTTTCCTGCTAGAGAAAAGCAAAGCACTCCACGCTCGTCACCCCGAACAACATCAAAAATAGGCTCCATTCTACGCACAAAAACGGATCCTGAATCAGCATAGAACAGGATATCGTCTTCTCTCATGGTCTTCAAAATGCGTTGAATGAAATACGGCTTCCATAGCCAATATCCAACACCTCTGCGCTGATTCAAAATATCATTGTGGCGGGTAGAAAAATCAGAGTCAATCTCACTCCGATTCATCTGATACACCACATTGAATCCTGCTGCAAGACCTGTCTGACTGTTCTTGAATTGTGACTCCAAGAACTTGCCGTCTGCGTAGTTGAGAAGGATTTTCACTGCTGCTCCTGTGGAACAAGCGAAGCCGTGGTCTGTGAGTTGTATATGTACCCGTGTAGGGCATCGGGAATGTGATACTCACTCTGCACCTTTGGATACAGCCGCATGAGCCAGTCAATGTCTTCTGTGGACTGCCCGTTGGCTCCGTAGACAGGATTGAACGACTCGCTCTGCGCAATCTCACGCCGCCAAACACACATATGGTACGGAGGACGCTTGATGTCTCCAAGCATTCCGTCTTCGTCACGCCACAGGTGACCGTGAGGATTGCCGATACCGAATTCCACATTCATGGGTTCGCCGTTGATCATGCACCACTGGTTGAACGAGATGCAGTCTACATCGTGTTCATCAATTGCCTTGAGAATCGCACTCATGTAGTCTTTGCTCACGGCATCATCGTCGTCCAAGAACGCGACGTACTTTCCCCGAGCAGCGCGAAGTAGATCGTTACGCTTCTCTGAAATGCTCTTGGAGCGGTTGTCCAAGAGAACAAGAATCTCCACTGACTTGCCTTGACCAACAGCATCGGCTTGCTGCTGTAGTTGCTGTACAGCAGCCTTCATGGAGTCGATGCGTTCGGGAATGGACAACATCAGAACACTAAACTTGATATCACTTGCTGGTACTGGCATATTTGTCCTCACTCTAAGTTTACCAACCAACAACCCTCACCCCACGGATCGTCGTATGACTTGAAACCCACACCATAGGAGTCATAGTATTTTGATTCACATTCACCGAAACACTCGTGAACCGCTCTACGAACATCAGTACACCAACCGTAATCGTGACCCGAAATGATTCCACCTGATTTTACTTTGGGCAACCACGCCTGTATGTCTGCCTTAACCATTTCGTACCGATGATCACCGTCAATGAACACAAAGTCTAAAGAGTCGTCTTCATAAGAAGAAGCCATCTGAACAGAGTCTCCCCTTTTGGGTGTTATGATGTGCTTCACTCGTTCGGTGTTGCTCAAAAACTTCTCGTACAGAGTTCCGCTCTTTACATATTTGTCGTTTTTATGCGGATCTTCTGTTTCACTACCGTTCCATGTGTCCACACAATCAAACCGTATAGATTTACCTGATTTGTGAATCTCTACCGCCATGAACGCGACAGATCGTCCCTTCCAACATCCAACCTCAACAAAGTGAGAGTTCGATGGAAATTTTCTGACCACGTGAGCGTACAGATTGGGAAAGGTAAAGTACCCTTCTTCAAACATGGGATCTTGCCAATAGTGTTCAAGAGTTTGCGACATTGAACATTTCCTCCATGTCGAAATTACGCTCCTTGCGACGAGCGTACACTTCACCGTCCACGTCGTACATTTCTTTGTTCTCGTTTCGTGCGTGTAGCGCATCAAACGGCTCAGGTGTCCACTGGTGCTGAATGATGCAGATGTCACAGCGGCGCAGTTTGCCCAACTGGTGGCAAACAACCGTCTGCTCGTTGTCGGAGTACAGTGACTTGTACTCAGGATTGTAGATGTACCCAAACTTGCGGTACAGGGGGAAGCCCATGACCGTGAGGGTCATCAGTGGGTCTTCCTTTGGACGCAGTCCGTCCCAAAACTTGATTGCCCCGTCGTAGTCAGGGAACGAGTGTTCAAACGCAGAGAAGATGAAGTCATCGTATCCCATCTGCACTGGAACCATATCATCTGACGCAAGCAGTAGCACGTCACCGTCTTCGCCGTCGAGGTCTGCGTTGCACGCCTGGATCTTGGTCTTGGAGTGTCCGTAGCACCACTTGATATCAGCGTTACGGGCACGAGTGGTAAACCACTCTTCCATTTGGGGATTGTTCATGCTGGGATCGTCTACGTCCATACTGACCACAAAACGAACATCGTGCCGACCACCTAGAAAGGTCAGGTAG